TAGTTTGTTGGTTGTTCGGTCATATTCTATAAGTGAATCGTACACTTGCACGGAGTTGATGATGGTTGAGTGATCACGGTGAAGAATCTTGCCGATGGAAAGATAGGTCATCTTGAGATGCTTCCGACATAAATAGCAAAACAAGTGCCGAGCATCCATAATGTTTTGAGTACGAACCTTGTCGATGATTGCATCAGGTGTGACATCATAGACGATTGCAACCACTCGCATTGCTTCAGTCCACTCGGCATCTATCTCGTTGATCTTGCATCTTGGCTTGACGATTTCTTCTTTTAGTTTCTTGACCTCGTCAATGCGTTTTTGATTGAGTTCTGCAACAACTCCTTTGAGCCGTCTGACTTCTTGTTTAAGTAAATGTATTTCCTGATAGTAGTTTGTCATAACTCGTTAATGATTTGAAATAATTGATAAGCAATTTGTGGCACTATTGCGTTTCCGTATCCTTTGATAGATTCTGCTCTCCACTTAGGAAAGGTAATTCCGTCCAGTTCGGTGGGAATCCCATCATCTCCGCTACAAATCGGGGATTGAGTTGGGAAGTTTTCCCAGTAGATTCCGCCAATATGGGTGCGATGTCGTTTAATTTTGCTCCGAACTTTGTTCCCGTGTTGTCCGATGTTCTTCTCCAATTCCCATTTGCACCCTGAGATATTTGATCTCTCCTTTTCGGAGCTCCCTCTATATCGGATGCCGATGGTGTCGGTAGCAACCCCACCCAATCTATTGATGATTGTTCCATCATTCTTGCATTCATTTGTTCCGTCACTTGAAATATCTCCGCAATCTTTGTCCATTCCTCTATGCTTGGATGGCTGAATCCACTCCCGTCCGTCCTGAACCAATGCTCGGCAGTTGACATTTTCACATCTATCATTTGAGATAATTCCTTTGCATTTGTCACACTCCTTATCCATTCTACAAATTCCTTCTGCGTTGGCAAGTTGGTTCGTTTCAACATTTGCTTGTTTGCCAATTCCTGAATCAATGACTGATTTTCCGCTAAAATTTGCTGATGTATTTCCATTGTCAAACTTTTTTGTATTGGCTGACCACTTGAACGGTGCGTTGCTCCTTGCATTAATTTGGCCGCTGCGGTCATATCTCCATTGTTGGCTGCGTCCATCACGGTTGGTGTTCGTAGCATTCCCCTTTGATAAATAAATCCCGTCTGCACTTCTTGTGCAAGTGTTCCCGAATTCCCGAATCTTTGTTCTTTCTTGGTGAGATTCTCCGTGTACGCATCCGCCGAACAAGGGGTTTTGAGCAATAAACCAGCATCGATCTCTGCGATGGGGTGCGTTTTTGGAACAAGCCGGAATAATAAACGGCTGAACTTCGTACCCTTCATTTTCCAAGTCAAGGCACACCTGCTCGAATACCAATCCGCCATCAATATTTGTGATACCAAAAACATTTTCCGCGATGACGAATCTCGGTTTAATCTCTTGTATTGCTCTAAGCATCTCGCCCCACAAGTAGCGTTCATCATCCGTGCCTTTTCTTTTCCCTGCGGTGCTAAATGGTTGGCAGGGGAATCCTCCCGTAAGAATGTCAATTGTGTTTGCATATTTTTTGAAATCAGTTTTACAAATATCTATGTGACTATCCGCATCAGGGAAGTGATAGTCCAATACTTTTCGTGGAAATTCCATCCACTCGCAATGAAAGACATTCGTCCATCCCATCCACTCGGCTGCTAAATCAAATCCACCTATTCCCGAAAATAAACTCCCGTGCCTCATAGTCGTTCTTGATACATTGTGCGTTCACCGATGAATGTCGTTTTGATTGTGTAGCATTCCCCGTGACGATTCTTTGCAATAATTAGTTCGGCTTCTTCTTGCTGGAGCTTCTCACCTGAATAGTATGCCGGGCGGAATGGGAACATCACAACATCCGCATCTTGCTCAATAGAACCACTCTCACGGATATCACTCAGCATAGGTCTTTTGTCCGCTCTCTCCTCACATTTGCGTGATAACTGAGCCAACACTATCACCGTGATATTTAGTTCCTTAGAAAGCAATTTTAGGTTTCTTGATATTTCTGCAATCTCTTGTTCTCGGTTTGTTTTTGTTCCTTTGATCAACTGGATGTAGTCAATCACCAACAACTCAAGTCCGTGTTTGGCTTTGTGAATCTTCGCTTTGGATTTGATTTGTTGGATACTGCAATTCGGATCGTCATCAATGTAGAATTGCACCGTTTGATTGTTGGCTGAATTGATAAGTTGCTGAACTTCAAACTCTCGAAGGTTTGCATTGCGAATCTTCCAATTGGCAAGGTCGGTAATCAATGACAAGTATCTTTTGACAAGTTGCTCGTTGCTCATCTCCAGCGACAAGAACAAACCCTTTCCACCAATCTTGGCGAAGTCATACATCAGCGACAAAGCGAGTGCCGTTTTACCTTGTCCCGGTCTTGCAGCCATCACAATCAAATCTCCGTTGTTCCATCCACCCAATACACGGTCAAGTCCTGCCCATCCCGTTGGTCTTCCCGTGAGCTTATCCCCTCTTTGCACCGCTTCGATAATAGCATCAACGGTCTTGTTGGTAACTGATGAAATCTGAACGGGATCATTGATGGTTGTGAACTTGGTGTTGTCGACCATTGTTTGAACATTAGTGAGAATCTCTTTTAAGTCCGTAGTTAAATCTAAGTTGGTGATGTTCTCAATGAATTGTTTCTTTAGGTATTTGTGTTCAAGTGCTGGAAGGTGACTGCTGATGTTTGGCATTCCATAGACATTCTGCGTGAGCTTCACGATTGTGACCATCTCAGCACGGCTGAACTTCTTTCCCAAAGTCAAAACATCAATCTCATCGTTATTGATGTACATCTCCAACATTGATTCAACAATGCGTTTGTTTAGGTTGTCTTCAAACCATTGCGATTTGATTCTCGGCAACATTGCACGAGTTTGGTCGTAGAATAAAAGTTGACCGATTATGTAATCTTCAAGTTCGTTCGTCATATTCTCGCAAGTTAAATACTTTTCGGTTGATAACTTGTGGAGTAGTAACATTATTTGAAAGATTATTATTTTTCCAAGTGCGAACCGCTGCTCTCCAGTTCTTCATTTTGTTTTTACCAACTAACCATCCGTTACTTTCGTAATAGTCAAACCATTTTTCAGATACATCATTCATCCCAATTTCCAACATATAGGTTTTTAACTCTGATAAAGTTGGTTTTTCAAATCTTGCTACCTTTTTATTTTCAATTATATTTTCATTTTCATTTTCCATATGTTGAACATATGATTGAGATATGATAATCACATCATCTTTCTTTTTACGATTATTTCGTCTTGATTCTGAATATGATTTCCGCTTTTCAATTTCTTCCTTTAATCTCTCATTGAAGAACTTGCCATCTGAATCCTTTTGGAATTTATCAAAGATATCTTCATCATATGTTCCGCATATCTGCAACATATCTCGTTCTGACATATGACCTTTTTGATGCTGGATACAAAGCAAGGTGATGAACTTACCTTTTTGTTCCATTGACATCAGCAAAGTACCCGTCAAGAAATCGGATGAATAAAATAGAAACGCTGGATCTTTGCTCATAAGTAAAAGAATCTTTGATCTTGTGATTTCTTAAATATTCTTAATGCGTGTTTGTTATAACTGTCATCAATATCAATACAAGCTAATTTTAGAGAATTGTATTTTTTGCCCGTAATAATATCAACGACTTTCTTTGAGTTAAATTTAATAGCCACCAATCTATTTGATTCGCACAGCCCATTTTGCCAAGCGTGATTGATATTTTCTTTTGATGTACACCACTCAAGATTATCAACGTGGTTGTTCAATTTATTGCCGTCAAGATGATTGACCTGTGGCTTGTTGTCGGGGTTTTCAATAAATGCTTGTGCAACTAATCTGTGAACTTTCATTGTTTTCTTAATGACTACCGCTAAATATCCATTACCCAATGATCCGCATAGTCCCGGTTTCAAAATCCGTTCTTTCCCATACTTGTAGCTCTTGACTCTTCCGTGATCGGAAATGTAGTACTCACCATTGCATTCCGCAATCGCTTTCCACTGTTCGTGTTGTGTTTTCATTTTTGCTGCGTATAAAAAAAGCCCATCAGAATGACAGTGGTCGCAGCACCTATCATCCCAACGGGCAATAATCTTGAAAGTTTAAGAGAGCTGCGAAATCTCACCTTCTTGTACAAATATAGCGAATTACTTCGGTTGTTCCAAATTATAGTGTGGCTTCGCTTGGTTGTACAAATGGATGACCTTTGTCATAGAATATCCCATCTTCTTGGAGATCGTCAACCAAGTATATTGGTAGTCATCACGAAGGATTGCAATCGCCCAAATCAATGCGTATCGTTCGCTCATTGTCGGTCTATAAAGTTTGCGTAATAGATGGCATCCGTTTCGTTCTCAAAGGTTGCGAGTAACTCTCCGGCAAAGTAGACACGCCATTTGATAATATCATTTATTGATGCTCTTACCACGAGTGCTTTGATTTTTGTCATCGTTTAGTTCTTTTAAGAAGTTCGCTTGTAGTTCCCAAGTTTTTGCACGGTCATTGGCCTCTTGAATCCTTGACCTAATTCCGAGAAGTTCCGTTTCGTAGTCCCAAATCAATCGGTTCTTGTTTTGAAGTTTCTCAATCAGTTCTTCTTGTTCCTTTGACATCCGATGCAGTTGCACCAATGCGATGGCAAACAAGATTGCCATTCCGATAATTAAGTAGTTTTGTATCATTTGCTTTTTCCTTTATAAAATTTGTGCTTGTAGATTGCCTTCGTGTAGGTATCAAATTCAGGGATGTAGTTGTCCTTCTCAAATTCATACGGTGATGCCTCAGGCAAGTTGTCAAAGTCATTGAAGTATTGTTTCAACTTCCAGTACACGAACATCACCGCAATGGTGATGGGTGTGATTACGAGTAAGAATATCAAGTCCATAGTTTTTTTATTACAATGGTAAAATAGAATAACCCAACATCTTGTAAAATTCCATTTTAGCCACTTTGTCAAATGGTTCGTCATTACGACTTAAAACAATTACTGAACCATTGGTAGTCATACCATCTTTGAAGATACGAAATTCGGGTTTGTTGTTGGTCAAATAAGTTTTGATTGTTGATTGCTTTTTCATAGTTTGTTTTTTAGTATGATTCAAAACAACACAATAACTTTCACAAATGAAAATATATTTTTCTTTGACTTGGTGAGTGAACGATTTATTTAGTGATTGACAAAAATAGTTCTCCAGCCGATGCCAACTTCTCGTCAATGATTTCTTGGATGTCATCCTCCAAAGTGATCAAGGTTTGCGTGAGCTTCTTGCCGATGGGCATTCGTGGATCATAACTCAAGAACAACGCTTCAGTCATCTCCGTTGCAACCATACCCATTTGAACTTGCCAATAGTATTCAGGGCGTTTGGATTTGAATTGCTCGTTGTTGGTGATGAATGAGTTCTGCAAATGGTTTCCGCTATTGAACGGACATTTGATTTCAACCAAGTGTGTGCCAAGTGCATCAGGTGAATATCCCCCCCATTCTCCGTAGGTGATGAATGTGTATGTTTCCGCTCCGTAGTATGTGTAGAAATCATCGGTCTGCTGAGAGAAGTAGTGGAATGCTTCTTTCTCGTGTTCCTTTCCCCAATCCAAAGCACGACCATACATCTCCGCTTTTTGACCGGTTAAGTATTCCGCTGCCTTCTCAAAGATGAATGTCTTCGCAGTTTCTGAGAGATACTCCGATTTGTTTTTCGGAGTACCCATCAGTTTGTGAATTTCAGATGCCGTGAAACGAGAGCTTCTCAATTGATGCCAATCGTCTTCGGTCAAATTAGTGTGAATAGTTGGAAGTTCAAGTTTCATTTCTCGCCAATTAAAATTTTCTGATTGACTGGAGATACTTCAAACTTCGTGGTGATGTCGGTCATCAATCCACCCGTCTTCAAATGCTCAACGGCTTTTGCCCAACTTGGGTGCTTTGGGGTGAGTTCATCACGCTTTGGTGCTGACTGCCTTCCCATTGCTTTCTCTCCGTCATCATCATCGTCAATGTTTAGATTTAGGATTGAACCGAGTGCATATCTCCGAGCATAAGTGATTGCACTTCCCATTGCTTGTGGATCGTTCTGCTTTGCAACCGGCATCACATAAGATGATTCAATCCATTCGCCTGAATCAGCGTGAATGATTAATGTCGTGAGTGCGTTCCCATCAGGGAATTGTGTGATTGCCAATCCGCATTCGCTTAATGGCTTTTGGATGGTGTCCAGTATGTTTGATAAACTTGCATACTTGGATTTGAAGAAAGGATTGCTTGATTCCTTTCCGACCTTGCTCACCGATGCTTGGAATTTTACCAATGCACCAGCAATGTTCTTGATTGATTCGCTTTTATTCATAGAGTTTTTGTTTTTAGAAAAAATTGGTTCTTTGTCCTATCATAAATAGAACCTGAAATTTAGTTGGTTCAGCATTGAAGAATGCTTCCGAGTTGATGCCGTCAAATTC